GCACGTTCTGCCGCACATGTCCCATGCGTTGCCAGGTTGCGCTAAGCGATACCGCGCGTTCCTACTGCGCTATTAGGAATTCAAGCCCGGCGCAATGGAAACTTGTTGACGCTGTGTCAGAAGTAAAATTATTTAAGGAGGTTGCAAGAGTGAAGGAAATGGAGAATTTGCTAGAAGCTCTAAGGTGTATCAGGTACATATGTGAACAGCAGGAGGAGTGTTGCCATTGCCCCCTGTGTGATGCAAACGAAGAATGCGTTTTAGGGAAAGAGGCGCCCGCGTGCTGGAAACTCGTGGAAAAAGTGCCGGAAACAAGACTGTTCAGGGAGGAGGCGTAAGCGAAGGTGGGGGAAGCAGAAGAGTTATTAAAAGCGTTAAAGCTTATCAGAGACACATGCAGCGGATACGAGAGCTGCCGTAGATGCCCTATGTATTGTAATGTAAACGATAAATGCGCCTTAGATGAAGAGCTGCCCGCACGTTGGATCCTTGTGGACAAAGTAACGAAAACAAGGCTGTTTAAGTAGGAGGCGAGAGAGTGACAGACAAGCAAAAGTTCGATCGGGAAAAAGAAACAGGCCCCGATGCTGCAACATCAAGGGCCAAAGACCAATTAACTATGTTAAGTATACCACAAGACAGGGGGATATGTAAAGGTGAAAATTTCTAAAATCAAAATTAAAAATCTGTTTGGCATCAAAGAATATGAAACCGGCGGACAGTGTATTGAGCTGTCAGGGGAGAATGGAACCGGTAAAACCTCTGTAATTGACGCAATCCGCTATGCTCTTACCAACAAATCGGAGAGGGAATATATTGTACGCAACGGCGAGACTGAAGGGGAAATCATTGTTGAAACCGATAACGGAATCAGGATCAGCCGAAAAGCAAGAACCAACCAGGCGGATTATAAGAGTGTCAAGAAAGACGGTCGTGAGGTCGGCAGCCCGGAATCTTTCCTAAAAGACATTTTTACGCCGCTACAACTCAGCCCCGTGGAGTTTATGGCTATGGGTCGGACGCAACAAAACGCGGTTATTTTGGACATGATTGAATACCCGTGGTCTATACGCACAATCAGGGAATGGTTTGGCGAAATTCCTGATTGGGTATCCTACGATCAAAACATTTTACAGGTCTTAAATGATATCCAATCCGAAAAAGGACAGTACTACCAGATGCGCCAAGATATCAACAGGGACATTAGAAACAAAAGGGCATTTGTCGAGGATATTGCCTATGAAATCCCGCCCGGATACAACGCCGACAAATGGGAACAGGAGAGCCTAGGTGAACTATATCAGAAAATTGAACAGATCAGAAACGAAAATGAAAAAATTGAAAGGGCAAAGGCGTTAGTCGAGAACAGGGACAACAGGGTCCGCAAATTTGAAGCGGACAAGGAAATTGCTATTGCGGCGCTGGAAAAAGATATATCCGCTTCAGAGACGAGACTCAAAGAGAAGATTGCTTCGCTCGAGGAGCAGATAAAGTCCTGCAAGTCAGAGCTTTATGGGCTGGAAGAAAGGAAAGCGGACAAAATGGAGGCCATAGAGAGCGCATACCGGGCCAATGTGGCAACATATGACACTGAACTATCCATGAATAGGGAGTACGCAGAAAAAGAACCAGCAAAGACCGTCGAGTTGCAAGAAAAGGCAAGGCACGCTGAAGACATGAAAAAACATCTTAACGAATACCGCCGGATGAAAGATCTTCAACGAGAAATTGACGAACTTACGGACAAAAGCGCCGTTTTAACAGAGCGGATCGAGAGGGCCAGAGAGCTGCCCGGCGAGATCTTGCAGACGGCAAAAATCCCAATTGTTGGCCTTAGTGTTGTTAACGGTGTTCCATTGATCAACGGTCTCCCGATTAGTAATTTGTCGGATGGAGAAAAGTTAGACCTCTGCATTGATGTAGCACTACAGAAGCCAAACGGCCTGCAAATCATCCTGATTGACGGGGTAGAGAAATTGTCCGCCAAGTTAAGGGAACGGCTCTATGCAAAGTGCAAGAACGCAGGCCTGCAATTTATTAGCACTAGAACCGATGATTCAGAAGAATTAACCGTGATTGAGTTATAGGAGGCAAACAATGGACAACGAGATTGTAAAACAAGAAAGCGGAAACGACATATTGCAAGAAAAGCAAAATAACCCATTGCAAGGAATTAATGGGGGCTTCACTAGCCGGGTTAATTTTCAGGAATTATACGACATGGGTAAAATGTTTTCTATTTCGGCGTTAGTGCCAAAGGAATACCAGGGCAAGCCGATGGATTGCGCTATTGCGGTAGACATGGCCAATCGGATGGGCGTTAACCCCATGATGGTTATGCAGAACCTCTATGTTGTCAAAGGTAGACCTTCATGGAGCGGACAAGCCTGTATGGCGCTTATAAGCGGAAGCGGGAAGTTCCGGAACATAAAGCACGTGTACACCGGCAAGAAAGGTGAAAATACATGGGGGTGTTATGTGCAAGCGGTGCGCGTGGAGGATGGTGAAACGGTTACGGGAACGGAAATCACTATTGAAATGGCAAAAAATGAGGGGTGGTATGGTAAGGACGGATCTAAATGGAAAACCATGCCGGAACAAATGCTTGCTTACAGAGCTTCGGCGTTTTTCGCCCGCGTACATATCCCGAATGCCCTCATGGGGATGCATGTGGAGGGTGAAGCAGAAGACATTACAAAAGAGAAGCCTGAAGTCGTGGACGTGTTTGGAGGTGGGGAATGATACTGACTAATGAGAATTATTTTAGCCCCGAGGCAAGCCGCGAGTACCTATCTGTCAGCCAGTACAAGGACTTTATGGGAACGGCGGGGAAGCTGGCCTGTGAAGCGCAGGCAATGGCCCAATTAGATGGTGAGTGGGAGCGCAAGATAACAACAGCCCTGTTGGTCGGGTCATATGTTGACGCTCACTTTGAGGGTAGCCTTGACCTTTTCCGGGCGCATAACTTAGATATTTTCACCAAACAGGGGGCTTTAAAGGCAGAGTACCGCAAGGCAGAGGAAATTATTAACCGCATCGAGCGGGACGAATATTTCATGAAATACATGTCCGGCGAAAAACAGGTCATTATGACAGGCGAAATAGCGGGGGCAAAGTTCAAAATCAAAATTGACAGCTACCTTCCCGGCCTCTGCATTACGGACCTGAAAGTAATGAAAGCTATACGAGATACATTTTGGATTCGGGACGCCGGGTACATGGATTTTGTACAGTATTGGGGTTACGACTTGCAGGGCGCGGCCTATCAAGAGATAGTGCGGCAAAACACGGGTGAAACGCTACCTTTTTACATAGCCGCAGCCTCTAAAGAAGGTGAAACAGATATCGAAATTATCCATATTGACAGCGCCCACTTAAAGACCAAACTAATTGAAATCGAGCAGAACATACCCAAAATATTAATGCTCAAAAACAGGGAAGTTGAGCCTATCCGGTGTGAACTTTGCGACTATTGCAAACACACGAAGATTTTAACGGCTCCGATCCACTATAGCGAGCTGATGGGTGAAATCTAATGAGGAGTAAAAGAACAAAGGCATTAGAGTTTTCCTCCGCCGCCCGTGCGGAGATGTGGGAACGGGATCAAGGTTGTATCTTCTGCAAGATGGGCCTTGATCCGCCCTATATGGCGGTTTATGGGTATCAAGCCATGCATTATATAGGCCGTGGACGCGGAGGGCTGGGAATAGCCCAAAATGGGGCTATAGGGTGCATAGGACATCATAGCATGTTGGATCAGTCGGAGCATATGGGGTACATGCGGGAGTTATTCAAACAATATCTTGTGGCCTGCTATCCTGATTGGGACGAAAACAATCTTAAGTTTGACCGCTGGGAGGTATTTGATGGAATATAGATTTGTCATTATGGGACGCTTGGACGGCATGAACGAGTATACTGCCGCCAACCGTGCGAACCCCTACAAGGGCGGGAAAATGAAACACGATAACCAAGATGTTATTAGTTGGTCAATCCGGCAGCAGCTCCCGAGAATAAGAATCGAAAAGCCTGTGGTTGTCGGACTTACATTTTACGAGCCGAACAAAGGGAGGGATAAGGACAACATTTTGTCATGTGCACTCAAATTTATCCTTGACAGTCTTGTAAAGTGTAAAGTGCTTCAGGGGGACGGGTGGAAATACGTTGAAAACTTCACACACGATTTTCGCGTGGATAAAAACAACCCTAGGATTGAGGTTACTTTAACGGAGGTATAACATGGATATTTTACAGTACATACCAATTGGACGAAAGAACGCTATTAGCCGCTACGTGATAGCAGACAGGGCGGGAATATGCGAACGGAAGGTAAGGGGGATGATCAGAGAGGTAAACAATACTGGTAGGTCTTTGATTATAGCCGATACCTCCGCTGGTGGGTACTTCGTGCCAGACTTGTCAGAAGAGGTAGATAGGGCTTGCTACAACGCTTACTTGCGGCAAGAAAGGCATAGGGCCAATGAAATATATTACAAAATCCGCAAAATGGAAAAAGCAGATAATTACGAGTATTACGGAGGAATTGGATAATGGCAGAACGCCGAATGTTTTCCGTTAAAGTTATCGAAAGTGCGCGATTTCTTAAGATGCCTCCAAGCACACAGAACCTATATTTTCACCTCGGATTGAAAGCGGACGATGATGGGGTTGTGGAGGCATATACGGTCATTCGGTCGGTCGGTTCTACAGAAGACGATTTAAAGCTTTTAATAGCAAAGGGATTTGTAATCGTTTTGAATGAGGATTTAGTGACCTATATAACCGATTGGACCGAACATAATAAAATTCGTGCAGATCGAAAGATAGACAGTATATACAAAAACCTTTTGCTGCAAATCGTGCCAGATATCGCCCTCTTAGAAGCAAAAGAAAGGGCAGACAGAAAGCCAATGGACGGCACAGGGACGTCCCAGGGACAACCAAAGGACGGCATAGGTAAGGATAGGTTAGGTAAGGATAGATTAGTAAAGGATAGTAAAAAAGACTTATGCCACGAGCAGGAACATGAAGTTCCTGCCCCTGAGCAGAAAACAGCGATATCCTTTATCCTGAACGATGGGAGCATGTACGACATAGCGGAGAACGACGTTGAAAAATATCAACAGCTCTATCCGGGAATTGATGTTATGCAAGAGCTTAGAAACATTGTTGCATGGTGCGACTCCAACCCTAAAAACCGAAAAACCCGAAGCGGGGCAAAGCGTTTCCTAAATGGCTGGCTTGCCAGGGCGCAGAACGGGGCGCGCAAGCCAGTGACAAACTACACGAAGCCCGCTAACCGGTTTCACAATTTTGATCAAAGAGAAACGGATTATGAGGCAATTTTGCGCGAAGAAAGAAGGGGGACACTTGACAATGGGGAAAAGTAGAGCGAACAAACGCAACCGGATTAAACCATTACTAACAGGCCAGAAAAATGATGTGTACAAATTCAAGCCCAAAAGAAGCAAATGAGCAGGGAGGCAGGAGGACAACATGAACAAAATTATACTCATGGGTAGGTTAACAAGAGACCCTGAAGTCAGTTATAGCAACGCCGACAATTCTATAGTACTTGTAAGATTCAGTCTGGCAGTAAACCGGCGCTATGCACATAATATAGATTCCGCAGAGGCAGACTTCTTCAATTGCATTGCATTTGGAAAGCAAGCGGAATTCGTCGAGAAGTACCTGAAGAAGGGAACAAAGATCCTTATTACCGGTCGCATACAAAACAACAACTACACCAACAAAGAAGGGCAAAAAATATATAGCATGCAGATCATTGCGGAAGAAATAGAGTTCGCGGAAAGCAAGAACGCATCAGGCAGGGCTGAACCGCAATCCGGTGATGGATTTATGAACATACCGGACGGCGTGGAAGATGAAGAACTGCCGTTTAACTAGGGGGCGAGAATGATGAATTTTGGATTTTACAACCTAGATTGTATGGAGGGGATGAAGCGGTTCCCAGACAAATATTTTGACCTCGCCATCGTAGACCCGCCTTATGGGATCGGACAGAGCGGACATAAAAATGATACTAGAAGTAAGCTGGCAACGGCTAAAAAGTATAAACCATTTCACGGCAATGACTTAAAGCCACCGGACAAAAAATATTTTTTAGAACTAATGCGAGTATCCAGAAATCAAATCATATTTGGCGCAAATCATTTTATAAGCAAAATACCTTATGATAGCCATTGCTGGATAGTATGGGATAAGCAAAACGGAGATACGGATTATGCAGATTGTGAACTTGCATGGACCAGTTTTAATACCGCAGTTAGAAAATTTGCTTTTAAGTGGCAGGGAATGCTTCAGGGAGACATGAAGAACAAGGAAGTTCGTATTCACCCAACACAGAAGCCCATAGCACTCTATGCATGGATACTAAATCATTACGCTGAAAAGGGATACAAGATATTAGATACCCATGTAGGCAGCGCAAGCAGCCTTATAGCCTGCCACAATGCAGGACTTGACTTTGCAGGATTTGAGGTTGACAAAGAATACTACGACAAAGCCAAAAAGCGATTAGAGCAAGCGCAGGCACAAATGATTATGCGGTTCGACGCCACGCCGGAGCCGGAACAAATCAGCATGAACTTATAGAGAGGCAGGAAAAGAATGAAAGCATGCACAATGTGCGGTAAAGGCACAGACAATATCGTAAGAGAACCCAATATCTGCAAGGACTTACCCCTTTGCGACGATTGCAAAAAACAATTTGAGAAATGTACAGTTTGCGGCGGGCATTATTACCCGGACGAAATGAAAAATGGCAAATGCTCAAATTGTCAAGAGGAAGAATAGGGAGGTAGACACATGAGAGCATACATAAGCGGCCAGATCACCAACAACCCGAATTATAAACAGGAATTCGACCAGGCCGAAGCATGGATGAAGAAAGAAGGATTCGAAGTAATTAACCCCGCGGCGCTGGATGCTGTAATCCGGTTTAATGCATCCCATGAGGAGTACATGAAGATATGCTTGCCCCTTCTCGATCTTGCAGACGCAATATACATGATCGATGGGTGGAGAGGCAGCACAGGGGCGTGTATAGAGTACGGGTACGCGCTGGCGAAGGACAAAATTATAGTCAAGGGTGAGGGAGGTTCAGAATAATTGATGGACGAATGGATAGTAGATAACTTTGCCGGCGGCGGTGGAGCCAGTACAGGCATTGAAATAGCAATTGGCAGGAGCGTGAATGTAGCTATTAACCATGACCCGGAAGCCATTAAAATGCACCGGGCAAATCACCCATCAACAAAGCACTATTGCGAATCCGTATGGGACGTTGATCCAATAGAGGCAGTAGAAGGACATCCGGTAGCGTTAGCGTGGTTTAGTCCTGATTGTAAGCATTTTAGCAAAGCTAAGGGTGGGAAGCCGGTGGAAAAGAAAATCCGTGGCCTTGCTTGGATTGTATTGAAATGGGCGGCGTTAGTTAAGCCGAGAGTAATTATTTTAGAGAATGTCGAAGAATTTCAAACCTGGGGTCCCATCAGGAAGGGCAAGCCGATAAAAGGACGGAACGGTGAAACATACCGCAAGTGGAAAAGCCAGCTTGAGGCGCTGGGGTACGCTATCGAAACCAAAGAGCTGATAGCAGCAGACTATGGAGCGCCCACTAAGCGCAAGCGCTTCTTTATGATCGCCCGGTGCGACGGACAGCCGATCATATGGCCAGAGCACACACACGGACCAAGAGACAGCGTAGAGGTCAAGCAAGGGTTGGTAAAACCTTACGTACCGGCGGCAGAAATCATAGACTGGAAAATCCCGTGCAAGAGCATTTTCGGCAGAAAGAAACCTCTGGCTGAGAACACAATGAAGCGCATTGCAAGAGGTTTGCAAAAATTTGTTATAGATAATCCAGAGCCGTTTATAGTACAAGTCAATCACACCGGGGAATATTTCAGAGGACAAAGTATGGATGAACCTATGCCAACAATCACTCAAAAACATGGATTTGGTGTGGTTACACCGTATATAACCCAGATAGGGCAGACCGGATTCAGTCAGGATAGAAATAAGCCGGTAACGGAACCTATCACAACAGTAGTTACCAAGGCGGAGCATTGTTTGATTGAACCGTATATAGTTCCTATTGGTTATGGGGAGAGGGAAGGACAGGAACCAAGGGTAAATGATATCAAAGACCCGCTGGGAACAGTCGTGTCAAGCGGGAAGCATTATGTATGCACACCCTACATGATCCAGTACCATTCCGAGACTTCCAGCGACTATGTAAGAGGCCAGGAACTGGTGGAGCCAATAATGACAATAGATGGTAGTCCGAGGTATGGACTGGTAAGTGCCTTTGTCAGCAAATATTTCTCCGGCGGGTATACCGGTGCCGGCAGTAGCCTAGAAGAGCCATTACCAACTGTAACAGCGATCGACCACAACGCACTATGTACGGCTCATGTCATTAAAATGAAAGGTCAAAATATCGGGCAAGACATAAAGGAGCCGTTGCAGACAATCACCGCAGGAGGGCTGCAT